AACATCGCAAAGAAGATAGAAGAGAACAAAACTTTCATCGAGAAAGCAAACGAGTATGTTAAGAGCATCGACATTGAAGATGTCAAGGCGAGACTAAAAGAAGTAGAAGGTTTGATTGATTCTATCACCAAAGCATCTACTAAAGAAAACAACAAACAAAGAAGGTTCCGCGACAAAGAGCAGCAAGTGGCGACACTTGACGACATCCCTTGTGGTACGAGCTTCCAGACCTGTAAGTTTATCAAAGATGCCTATGCAGCCAAAGCACAACTGCCAAGCGACAAGGAAGAGATTAATGCTTTGCTAGAAGAAGTCACAGCACTTGAAGACAAGGTGGAAACACTAAAGCCAGAAGAAGCAGAAGAGCTATTAGCTAAACACGAAAAGATAACTAAAAAGAAAACCCTTTCAGAATCAGAAAACTCTTCTTTTGAATTACGATCTGCAAACAACAGTACTATCATACTTACAGCAAAAGCATTGGTAAAAGAACTAGCAGAGAAAGTAAGAGAATATGAAGATAACAAAGAAGCGATAGAAAACTTAGAAGGACTTATTGCTCAGAAAAAATCGACAGAGAAAGAGATGACTGAGGCATCAAGAAAAATGACTAAGTGCGAAGTAGAGTCTTCAAAGTTAAACCGCGCAGTCGGCTCTCTTGAACAGAAAGTTGCAAACGCTATTGAGAAGAGAGACGAGTACCTCGGCTTACAAGAACAGTTCTCGGCTTACGATCTCTATATGCGCTGTATGCATCCCAATGGAATCGCTTATGATGTAATCAAGCGCAAACTTCCAGTCATCAACGAGAGTATCTCAAAGGTGCTTGCCAACCTCACATCATTTGAAGTGATGTTTGAGGAAGACGGCAACCGACTGAACATCAATATTAAACACCCTGCCTTCGATCCCCGCCCACTTGAGATGGCATCGGGCTCAGAGAAGACAATGGCTGCAATGGCTATTCGCCTTGCCTTGCTATCAGTATCCAGTTTGCCGACAAGCGACATTATGATCCTTGACGAACCCGGCACGGCTTTGGATGAAGAGCACTTACAATCCTTTACAGAGTTATTGGATATGATAAAGGGCTATTTTAAAACAGTTTTACTTATTTCACACCTTGATTCACTGAAGGATGTTGTCGATATGACTATAGACATCTCGAAGGTTGACGGGTGCGCTTTTGTAAATCAATAACTATTTATACTATAGAATGGAGAAAAAATGTCTATGATAAAAGGAACAATTGACAAGGTGCTAGAGAGGGCGGTTTCACGTAAACTGCTCGTCTGGCTCACAGCAGCCGGCTTTACATACGCCGGCACGGTTGACAGCGCAGATTTTGTAATCTTGAGTGCAATTTATATTGGCTCTCAAGGTGTCATTGATGCCGTTGCCAAGCTCAAGGCTGCTTAGTGTTCAATTACGCTAGTTTAGCGTCGAGCGCTCTTTCCTTTACTAAAAAGTATTGGAAAGAGTTGCTTCTCTTTTTTTGTGTTCTCGCCTTCTTTACTAAAATGAGGGGAGACTACTCGTCACTCGTCGCCACATTTGAATCGGCAACTGAAAGCCACCAAGAGCAAATGGATAAGGTGAAGGATATACACGAGCAAGAGTTGCTTGCGCGAGACGAATTAGTAAAGAGATACTCAGAAAGACTAGTAGAATTGGAGTTGGAACACTCTGATGATAAAGTGGCGCTTCTAAAAGAATACACGAAAAGAAAAGAAGCTTATGTCGTTGCCTTCGGAGAAAACGGAGAAGGATTAAAGAAAGACCTAGAGAATTATTTTGGGATAGAGTATGTTAGTCCTTAGAAGAATAGCGAAAGTATTGTTGTGTCTTACTTTATGCTTACCAGCGCAAGCACAAGCAACACCACAGTTCACGCTTCTCGGCAAGAATCAGGCAGCACCATTCAAAGGAGCCCTGTTTAACCCAGAAGCCATCGCAGAAGTCCTCGCCAAAAGTCAATTCGTCAAAGAAGAGTATGAGTTGAAGCTTGGCTATGAGATTGAGAAACAAAAACTAGAACACACATTGGTGGTTGACACGCTCAACTTACGCCTTGATTCTCTTAGTGAAGAATACAGCATTGTCATCACTGCGAAAGATAAAGAGATAGGCGACTTACACAAATTAATAAAGAACCATTCTCCGGCTACCAATATTTGGTGGTCACTAGGAGGGGCTGCTATAGGTATAGCGACAACAGCATTTATCGTTCATGTGGCAAAATGAAGAAGAAAGATCCGAACTATGTTGTGAAGATAGAGCAAGCCATCGCTAAAAAGTATGGCAACGAAACTATTCAGAACCCTAGGGGAAACTGGGACGAAGAAAAAGAGAAAGAATACGAAGAGCAATTAAAGAAACTGGCCGAGAAAGAAAGAGATACGGAAGATCGAGACGAGAAAATAGAAGTAGATGGTATTTTAATGTCCAGAAAACTACTTAATAGAGAAACTACAAAAAGATCTTGTCCTGTCTGCGGAGCTTATTCTTTCAAAATACGCGACGATGTATTCATGAACAAATTTGATTGTTGCTATAAGTGTTATATTCAATGGATAGACGGGCGAGAAGATCGCTGGAAAACAGGATGGAGACCAGAATAAATGAGTGAAAAAAATAAACATAGTGGAACAAAAGATCAAATGGATAAGCACGCGCATGATATCATGCGCGTTCTTAAAAGTATAGACTCTCATTTGGCCTCTATGGTCTATGAGACAACCCCGTCACGAGGTTTCGCTGCCAATATTGAGAGGGCCATTGCTCAACCATTTACTGGCGATATGAACGAAAACAAAGATAATGTACTTGAAAGTATGATTAGAAAAGAGATTAAAAAATCTTTAGGAGATAAATAAATGGCAACTACAATAGAAATAGTTAGAGGTATTTCTCAAGTTATGGCAAACAGCCACGACGGTGCCCTAGATGATAATGGTGAACCTATCAAGGTTGGCCTAAAAAGAGAAGAGGGTGATTCAATTACAGATTCTCGCATCATGGATGGCTTTAAAGTTTCTCTTTATGGAAATCAGTTGTGCATCCATTATCATTCTGAAATTAATCTTAAAGATACGCATGATAAGAATTTTGAGAGCGATCTTGAGCAGATGATCAGCGATATAGCAAAGTTCATCAAAAAAGAATACAAGAAGATAACTGGCTCCTCTCTGTCTTTGAAGGTAGTCGGAGAAGTGGACGCGGTTGTACAAAACACATCTCGTGTCCGTACTTGGGTTCAAGCTAAACAATACTTTGACATTGGTGGAATTGACGCAGAAGCGGTTTCTGGCGAGAGCAAAGATAGCGTCGATTCAAAGTTCAAATCTTTCTTAGAACAGGGAGGCTGGGGCAAAAAGGCCAAGAATGATAAAAGGAAAGAGCCCACACAAGGCCAGCCAGTCTATACCGGCAAAGGAAAAGTAAAGGCCCGAAAGGATATACACAGCCCGCTTAAGGCGGAGTAATGTCCTCTGGACTTTCCAGAAAAGAAATTGTCAAAGAGATAATAAAGTGCGGCAAAGATTCGCAATACTTTATTAACAACTACGCTAAAATAGCTCACCCAATGCACGGACTCATTCCGTTCAAGACTTACCCGTTCCAAGACGACTTGCTGGGAGACTATGATGACTATCGTTTCAATGTCATCCTAAAAGGCCGACAGCTTGGAATCTCAACTATCACCGCAGCTTACATCTGTTGGATGCTTCTGTTTTACCGAGACAAAAATGTTCTCGTCATCGCAACCAAGTTCCAAACAGCAGCAAACCTAGTTAAAAAAGTGAAGAGTATGATGCTGTACCTTCCACCTTGGCTACAGATAGCCAGCATCAAGATCGACAACCGGACGTCCTTCGTTCTTACAAACGGCTCAGAAGTCAAGGCTTCCTCGACATCAGCCGACGCAGGTCGTTCCGAAGCCCTGTCTCTCCTCGTAATTGATGAGGCCGCCCACGTTGAGGGATTGGACGATCTATGGACAGGCTTGTATCCTACTCTATCAACTGGCGGCCGCTGCATTGCACTATCCACCCCAAACGGTGTTGGCAACTGGTTTCATAAAACCTATGTTGAGGCGGACGCCGGCATCAATGACTTCCACCCGATAATCCTTCCATGGGATGTACACCCAGAGCGAGACGAAGAGTGGTTTGCAAAAGAAACCCGCAACATGTCTGCTCGCCAAATAGCACAGGAGCTTGAGTGCAACTTTAACGCATCTGGCGAAACAGTTATATCGGCATCCGACATTAACCGTCTTTACAATGGAATAACGGAGCCTAAGTATCGAGTTGGCTTTGACAGAAACCTTTGGCTCTGGGAACAATATGATGCTTCCTGTGCCTATCTTCTCGTAGCAGATGTAGCTCGCGGCGACGCCGCTGACTATTCTGTGTTCCATGTTATCAAACTGGAGACAAT